GTTTCTATTAATGCTTTGTCTACTGCCATCATAAAATAATTTCCTAATCCACCAAACCAACCTTTTATATAGTTATCAACAAATATTGGTGATGGAGCATTGTGATCTCCAATTATTGCTGCTAAAGTTCTTGATAATAATTTTGAAGCTTCAGTTGTATAAGGATTAAATTGATATGGTCCTAATAATTGTCTATCCATATAATCTGGAACTAAAACATTTCCTGTAAATGTACTTTTATTAAAAATTTGTTCCATAGGAGGAACTAATATTGTTGGTATAGGATTTAAGTTTTTTAATTGTGTTAAAGCAAATTCAGTTGCAAATTTTTTTAAATCATTTTTTGCATTAGCATCATTTTTTAAATACCAATCTAACATTTGTTCTGTACCAGTTCCAAAAACCACACCAAGATCAAAAGGTTTTGGTATTCTATAAGGTGTGTCTCCAACTACTACTACCCAATAATTATCTTTAACCCATTGAGGTTGTCTTTGATAAATTTCATTATCTCTGTTAGCAAACCAAAAATAAATTGAAGGCATTATTATACCTGCTGTAATAGCAGCTATAGCTCTTCCAGGTCTTTGAGTTAAACCATCATAAATTTTTACATAACCTTGAACTCTTGCATTATAAAAAGCAGATACAGCATTAACTCCTTTCATGTACGCACCCATTTTTGCATAATCAATAGTTATATCTCTTGATTCAAAACCAGCTCTTTCTATTTGCTCTCTTCCTTTTAATCCTTCTTTACCAGCTTTTTTATATGCTTTTTGAAATTCACCTAATCTAGTTATATTTTCTCCTATTTCTGATAATGTTCTTAATATTTCTATAGGATTAAAAATTTTATTTCTTATTTGTTGTCCATTTAACATTTCAAATGCACCTTTATCTCTAACCATTCTATCTAAAGAAACTAAAGTTGATTGCATACCACCAGATTTTTCCCAATCTTGAACAATTTTTTTTGCTTTTTTACTAGCACCTGTCTTACCAAGAAGTAATGTTAAAGCTCCCTCTAAAGAACTCCATACTGGTACAAATCCACTTTTACTAAAAACAGGAGCAAGAACTGTATCTCTTGCTATGTTTGAAAATACAAAATCTGGAGATGTTGTAGCACCAGCTCTAAGAAGTCTAGCAGGAGTTCCAATAGCTTTTATTATTACTCCCATTTCTTGTGGATTAAATTCACTTAAAGAATCCGCCAATTCTTTTCCTACATCCCAAACTTCAAATTTACCATTACGATATACTGTAACTGAAGAGCCATCTGGTTTTACAAATGATTTTCTAAATACTTTAAAATTTTCTATAGCAATATCATTAATAGCAGATGGATCATCTAAAACTTTTTCTAATTCTTTTCGTTCTATTTTAGTTTGTTTTGTTTCTATCTTTTTATTTATGTCTGGAAATGCAGATTTATTTTTTTCTACAAAATTAAAAAAATTAATTAAAGCATTATTTCTTTCAGCAAGTTTTACTATTTTAAAAGTATTAGAATATATAGTTTCAATAGGATCGAATACTTTAAGAGTTTCATCACCTTTTATTCTTTTAAATGGATTTGATACTCCACCATAAGCAGAAGGTTCTTCTCCTTTAATAGTTTCTAAAACTCTAGAAAAAGGCACATAGCTTTTATTAGCTTCAACCATTGCGTCAAAAGCTTCTTTACTTATTAATTTTAAATCTCTTGCATATTCAAGTAATTGTCTATTGTAAATATCAATTTCTTTTGCAATAGGATCATACTTATCTTTTAAAATTTTTATTGTTTCTTTAGCTGCTTTTGAATCGTAAGGATGTTTAAAACCTCTTGCATCATATTCTAATGCTCTTCTTGAAATAAGATAAGCATTAAGTTCTGCATATTGTTTTCTTATACCTTTTTCATTTAATTTTTTATTACCTTCAAATTTTAATGGTTCTAATACTTGTTTTAAAGGTTTACCTTTATTTTCAAGATTTATTGTTTGAGTAGCTCTATCTATAAAAGCACCACCTCTATTTGTCATTCCAACTAAACTTCTAAACTGTTCATAAATATTTAATCTTCCTTTGGTGTTTTTTGTGCTTTCAACTCTTTGTACTAATCTTAATACAGGATGTAATCTATCTACAAATAATCTTGTTAAAGTATTTTTAATTTCTGTTTTTTCTTTTGGTTTTTCAAATTTTGTTTTAGATAATATTAATTTTACAGAATCAGCAAAATCTAAACCTTCTAAAAATTTTTCATCTAATTTTATTTTTTTACCAGTAATATCTTCAACTGTTTTTTTAATAGCTCTGGGTATTTCTAAGTTTTTACTTGCTAAATCTTGTTTAACAGATTTATCTAATTTATAGTCAGCAGCTAAATCTACAGCATCATAATTAGTTTTTTTAATTATTTTTGGTATCTTTTTAGCTCCTCTTTCTCCTAAACCAAATGCACCAAATAAAATAACAGAGTCTATTAATTGATCTTTACTTGGTAGTTCTCTTTCTATTAAAGCACCAGAACCTTCAAATCCTACAACTCTACCTATTAGTTGGGGTAAAAATTTATTACTAATTCCTCCAAGTTTAGCAGCGGTAGTAAGTTGCACTCCTTCTTTTAATCCTGCTTTTATTCCTTCGTTTCTAAATATTTCCCAAAAGTTATTCCAATTTGCTACTTGACCTTTTTCTCTCATTTCTAAATATGTTTCTCTAATACTACCAACAACAAGTCCAGATGTAAAAACACTTGCATTAGGTGAACGAGTAGCAAATAAACTTGCTCCACCAGTTGTTAAATATAAAGGTAAATCTTTTGCTATTCTTGCAGCATTAGTTAAATTTCTTTCAAGAAATCCTGTATCTTGAAAATCAACATTGAAATATTTTCCATCTTCTTTTGTGCCATCTATATTGGGTATACCATGAGCTTCTTGAACTAAATCAATAACTCCAGTATTCCAACCAGCTTTAATTCTTTCACCAACATTATCTAATTTTTTTCCAACAACAGATTCTAATAAAGATGTATCATCTGGATTTTGTTTTTGTATTTCTTCTATATCATCATAATCTTTAATTCTATTTATTCCTATATCTTTGTTATATATTTTTTGTATTGCTTTTGTATCAATAGGTTCAAAACCAAAATCTTTAGCAATTTCTTCAGAAGTAAAACCACCTTGTTTTAGTTGTTCTACTTTTTCTTGTTTCCAATTATCTATTTCAACTTTACTAAAACCACCTTGTTCTAGTTTTTGTACTTGTATTTGTAAATCTGCCATTATTATTCACTAATTCTTTTTAAATATTGTGAAGGAGTTTCATTTGGAAGTCTTTTTATTTCTTCCTTAATATCAACATTTTCCATCATGTTTTTAAATATTTTATTTTTATCTGTTTGATATTGCATAAAGTCTTTTCCTATAAAATTTTTATTTTTATAATCTAACAATTCTAATGGAGATTTACCTTCTTCAATTCCAGTAATATACATTGAATACATATCATTTTTAAATCTTTTAAGATCATTATTATAACTTTTAGGATCAAGTATTTTAATTACTTCTGTACTAATAAGATTTTTTGTTTCATCTATAAAACTATGGAATGGTGCAAAAACTTTTTTAAATTGTTGTGGATTTTGATTTTGTTGTAATAGTATATTAGAATAGTAAGTCAAATCATCAACATCTGTTTCTTCACCATATCTTTCTATAATAGATTTTGCGTTAGTTTCTCCAGGTAAAATAAATTTATCAGATATATTATTAATTTTATCTAAAGAAATTAAAGCAGATATTGCATTATTAGAATCAAAATTAGATTGAAAAGTTATATTTTGTTCAGCATTATTTATTATTTTTGTATTTAAATCTGTCATTTGATTTATAGCATCTGGATTATTTTTAAATATTTCTTGAATAGCATTTTGATTTATTCCTGTTTTAACATTAGCATTTTTAAGAGCTTCGTTATATAATTCTGCTGTTTCTAATTTTACAGCAGCATCAGATGCTTGAACTTCAAATAATAATTCATTTCTTTTTTCTCTAGCTTTTTTAGTTGTAAAGGTTCTAAATTCTTTTTTTTCTGTTTCTGATAAAGAATTATAAATATTTTGTAAATTTTCATCACCTGCAAAATTTCCAGATATAGTTTCTTTAACCACTTGTTTTAAAGCATTTGGTGGAACTTCACCTAATCCAACTAAAGATATAGCATTAGTTAATGTAGAAAATTTTTGATCTTTAATAACAATATCTGCTTTCTGTGAAAGTTCTAATATATCTTTTGATTCTAAAATATTAAATTTACCTTCTTGTAATTGTTTTTTTAAAAGAGAGGGTTGGTTTAATAACATTTTATTTGCAACAGCAGATGCAGAAAATTGTTGATACTTTTGTTTAACATCATTTTTAAGTTGTGGTTGATCGTTGTAATATGGATTAGAATCTAGTCTCTGATCTATTTCAATATATAATTGATTTAATCCAGAGCCATTAGGTAAAGAAGATAATGCAAGAGTTTTTTGTGTTATAAAATCATTATCAATATCAGATGATTCTTTAAATTGAGTTTTTCTTGATTCTAATAAAGCATTAGATTTTAACTGTGCTGCTGAGCCATAAAATTTAGATTTAAAAATTTGTTTACCATAACGAGAAAGATTCTGACCTTTAGTGTTAGACATGTATTCATAAAGTAAATTTGTGCCAGAATCATAAATTGAAGAAGCATCTGATGGATTAGGATTTTTTCCAGTTTCACTTGATAGAGTTAAAAAACCATTTGGACCATTTTCATTATCTTTATAAGAATCGGCAATTAATTTATCTACTTTATTATTTTCCTCTAAAGTTTTTTCTTTAATATATTCTTTTTGAACAAAGTCAGATACAGGTTGTAAAGCAGCACCAACAGTTTGTGATAAAGGTATTTGTAAATTAGTAGTAACGCTTGGTCCTTGAGATGTTATTGTTGATTCAGATGTAAATGTAGGTATCTTTGGCATTATTTATTCCTTGATCTGTTAGAAGATTTGGATCTTACTCTTAAATTACTTCTACTATTGTTTCTAGGGTTTCTATCTTTATGATCTATATCTTTACCCAATATACTATTACCAAGTTTTTTTTTCATAATTCTTCTTGCACCATTTCTACTAGCTCTATTCTTTTTTTGTTTTGGTTTAGAGTGGTAGTTTTTATATTCTGATTTATAATTTCTCATTATGTGTATTGACTCATAGTTAATAAACTTGTACCAGTAGACGCAAGTGTTCCAAGTTGTGCAAGTTTAGCTTGTTGTCTAGCAACTTCACCAGATATTCTAGCAAAGTTTGCTTCTTCAAATTTTCTACTTTTACCTATTTCAGTATTATATCTAGCAATATCTTTTTCTACTTCAGCTTCATATAAATTTGATAATTGTATATTTCTTGCTGTACCAGAAAATTCTGCACCAGATTTTAATGTTTGAACTATTTGACTTCCTTGTAGTTTTGCAAATTTTTTATCAAATTGAGCAAGTTCTAAATTTAATTTATTATCTAATATTTCTGCTTCCTGTTCTTTTACTAAAGCATTACGATTAGCAACACCTTGATTATATTTACCAATAGCACCTTGTTGTTGATATTGTGCTACACCTAATGCACCTACTACTGCTGCCTGCCATCCCATTAGAATAACCTCGCATACATATATTGGTCTGAGCCATCAAAACCCCATTTTTTCATAAGACCTTCTTTTTCTAAACCTAACCACTCTGCAAATCTTTGACCTTCTTTAAAATCTTTTCTGATTGCAGATTGAACTCTAGTAATATTATTTTCTTTAGCAACTCTTGCAAAATCTTTTTTAATTGCTTTAGCAACACCTAGTGGATGTTTCCACATCTCACTTGTTGCAATCACCCAACCTTCAGCAACTTGACCCCAAATCATTTTCATTCCTGCAGCAAAGATAGGATTGTCATTAACGATACCAGTAAATGCTAAATGATCTTGTACTAAGTTTTTAGCATCACCATCAACATTGATATAATGTCTATCTGCTTCTAATACCTTATGGTTCATTTGACATGATAAAATAAATTTTCCATGCTGTGCAGTATAAGGCACTATATGTAGTATATTATCCATCATTTGTTACTAACCTTGGGTATAACGATAAAATTGTAAAAGGTAAAGGTTGAGTTTGTCTAACATAAATAAAACCATCTGTCTCGTAGTTTCCTCTAAACTCTACTTCTTTATCTCCTGTAAATGGTGGTATACCTTCATCCATTAAGTCAGCAGAACTTCTAAAAGGTATTCTTTCCATCTCTGATAAATCTGGTCCTACCTCTATACCTATTGTTTCAAACATTCTAACTGTAATATCATATATTCTTTTAGTTTTACCTTGTGATGTACCATCTTGTGATCCAGCATCTATTCTCATAGTCTGCAATAAAGATGTAAATGCTAAACCTACTTTAACATTCTTTGATGCACGATCTAAAGTTATTGCACCAGAGCTTACAGTTTTATTGGGGTGTGTTGCACCATCTGCTAATATAGAAACAACTTGACCTTCAAGATGTGTTAGACCAGAAATATTTGTAGCTGGTGATCCACTATAGCTTAATGAGCTATCTAAAAAATTAAATGTAGTATTATCTGTTTGGTCAAAATCAAGTTCATTCAAGTATTCAACATATCTTTTAGTTGTACCATCTATTGTTCTTTTAACAATTACCCATGTTTGATATTCTTTGTCATCTGTAGGAATAACCGCCACACTATCTACTACTGCCTTACCTTCGCTTGTTGCAGTTAGTCGTGTAGTATCAAAACTTTTAATGGTTAAATATCCTGTTGCTTCGTGTACAGTTTCAGTAACAGTTACTACTGCACTTGATACTGTTGCAGTAAAATTAGCATGAGCATTGATTGCATTTTTTAAATTAGTTGCTGTAGTATCATTATTAGTTTGAGTTTTAAATTCATTAGTTCCAGCAGTTCCTGTGGTAGAATTAAAGTCTACAGTTGTGCCATCAGATTTCGTTAAAGTTAATTTAGTTCCAGTTGCAATATTTGCATAATCAGAAACTGTAATTGTTGCTATACCAAATCTTCCACCAAAAATATGTCTGTGCCAAGCAGTTACTTGTTGCTCTCTTTGATATGTTAATCCTACTAACTCTCCATCTTCTCTAGTTGCATAAATAATTTGATTAGGTTCTTGTTGATATGCAACTTGTGTTAAACCACCCTCAGTAATATGTTCGGCAAGGATTGTCATGTCTGGAGCTACATAACCATCAACATCAAAGTTGTAAGCTAGTTCTCTAATTTTTCTTCTAGCTCTTTGTAAAAATAGTGTAGCGTTACCTACGGCAATAGCATCTACATTAGCTGCACCATGGTTAGATTGTTTTTTAATTAAAATATTAGTTGGAGTAATAGCATTGTCTGCACCACCTCCAGATACTGCAAACTCACCACCTGCTGTACCAATAATTAAAGTTCTTGTTGCTGTCATGAAACGAATAGCATTAACTTGGTTAGAAGCAATCGTATAAATGATTGCATCATCATCTGCAATCGTTCCACCTATATTTGCATCCATGTTTTCATAATCACCAGACTTTGAAAAGTAAACTGTTTGTGGATTGTTTATTGTTGCAGCAAATACTAATCGTTGTTCAAAAAAAGTTACGCAAGAAGGATGACCTGTGGTATCTGAGAACGCACCTAAAGACCAATCAATAGATGCACTTGATGAACCCATATCTTCTAATATTTCTACAGTTACAACTGTTGTATTTGTTCTTGCAG